TGCAACAAATTGCTAAAGAAGAAGAAGAATGGGTAAAAAGTGCTTTTGAAAATTGTGTGAATGAGGAAAAGAGATGGGCAGAATATCTCTTCAAGGATGGTTCGATGATTGGACTGAATGATAAGTTGCTTGGTAACTATGTAGAATGGGTTGCTAATCGTAGAATGAAGGCAATTGGCATTAAACCAATCTATGATATTTCTGCAAAAAATAATCCACTTCCTTGGACTGAACATTGGATTTCTTCTAAAGGTCTTCAAGTAGCACCCCAGGAAACAGAAGTAGAAAGTTATGTAGTTGGTGGAATGAAACAAGATATGAAAAAAGATACATTTGCTGGATTTCAACTTTGATAAGAGGGGCAGTTGTCCCTCTTTTTTTATAAATACTTGAAACATCATAGAATTACTATGTCCAGTATTCACGATATAAAATATTTGTATGAAAATGCTGTTTATGTAGAAGGTGCAGCAGCAGAGCATCCAGATATTGCAGGACAGAAAGAATTTGCAAGTAAAGCAGATCAAATTTTAGCAAAAAGAAAAAAAAATAGGGAGCAAAGTGGAAAAAATGCTAAATTAGATGCAATTGGAAGAAAGTTATATAATATGAATAAAATTGGAGAAGAAACTGAACTTGGTGAAAGACATATGACTCCTGAAGAAAAGAGAAAAGAAGAGACACTTGGAAAGAAAACTGCTTCTGCAAAAGAAGCAATGATGAAAGAATATGGTGCAGAAAAAGGTGAGAAAATTTATTATGCTTGGAAAAAAAAGCAAGCAATGAAAGAAGAAATTGAAAATCTTGAAGAAAAAGCAAGGGGAACAAAACCAAAGAAAACAGTTCATGCATATGATGTAGATGAAACCTTGTTTTCACATGGGAAGAAAGGAAAACCAAATGTTCAAGTTCACGTAAAAGATTCATCAGGAAAAAGAGTTCAAAGTTTGAGTAATCAGGAATTTAATACTCACAAACTTCAAAAAGGACATTCTTATGATTTTAGTGAATTTCAAAGTGCTAAGAAGTTTAAAGAAACTTCAAGTCCAAATAAAAAAGTAATTAAGCATCTCCAAAAGAAAGTAGCAAGAGGAGAAAACGTACATCTTATTACTGCTCGTTCGAAGTTTGATGATCCTAAAGAGTTTCACGGACATTTACAAAAACATGGAATTAATATTCCTATGAAAAACATTCATTACACTGGTGGAATGAAAGGTGGTGATATTGGCAAAAAGAAAGTTGATGTTGCGAATGCAGTAGCAAAACAAAGTGGTGCCAAAAAGACTCATATGTATGATGATGCTGCCAAAGTTCACAAGGCATTTGAGAAAGAAAAGAAAGAAAATCCAACATCAAAGACAATCAAAACTCATATGGTTGCACCAGGTGCAGATGGTGAGTCAAGAGTTCGTTCTTTCCAGGCAACTAAAGGTGGAACAACTGGTGGTCCAGAAAAGACCACTAAACAAAAGCAACGTGCAAGAAAGAAAGCAAGAAAGAATATGGGTGAAGAGATGACCTCTTATGAGTACTGGAAGCAATTTATTAATGAAGATAAATCACAATTTGAATTAATTTCAGAACTTTCAGTTGCTGCTCAGAGAGAATTGGATGCTCTAAGAAGAATACCATCAAATTTAGCTAAAAATGCAGCATCAAAAGTAAAACCAAATATGCTGATGAGAAGAGAACTTGGAAATCTTGCTAAAGCCCCATTTAGAGCACCAGCAAAACTTTCTCCTGGTGGTGGATTAGGAAGAGCATTTTTAGGTGTTGATACTGTGTTAAATACAACAGCACAAGAAAAAGGTGCAGCAGATTTTCAGAGAAGGTCTGGGGGAGTCAGACCTGGAGAACTTTATAGAGCAAGTGATGTTGATTCAAAAGGTGTACCAAAACCTGGTGCAAAAATGCAACTAGGTGCCATTGAGGCAGCAGTAAGAGGAGAGACCGCAACTAAGGATTCGAAGTCTGCTCTAAAACCACAAACACCATCTTCTCCAGCAAAACCTTTGGAAAGAAAAGTAATTTCAGATAAAGGTGGAGTAAACCAAAAAGTATCGACAAATACAGCATATAAGGCAAAACTTGGTGGAAGAGAGGTTACTTCTACTCGTGGTGCTGGTGGAGAAAAAATGATTCGTGCAAATATTGGTAATGCTGGTGTTAATCAAGTGGCAGCAGGAAAGGCAAAAGTTGGACAGTCCTATGCTTCTAAACTAGGTGGAGTTCAAGGCACTGTAAAATATGATGCAAAAGGAAATAGAAGTTTCCAAGCATTACAAAAACCAACACCACCAAAAGCAAAATAATAATAAATAATAATTAGAAAAGTACTTTTTAATACTCTTAGTAAAATGAACAGGGAAGACTTGGGTGAATTAAAAAATCTTTATGAAAATGTGATATATGAGGCTCCATTAGGATTGGGTTCCGCACAAGAAAGAACTCAACAACAATTGGAACTTTCTCGTGCAAGAGCAGAAGCAGCAAGAGCAGCAAATGCTGCTAGAGCTGCTGCTATAGCACAAAGAAAGGCACCTGGAAATGAAACACCAGGATATTCTGGTCCTCCAACTCCAGGAACAACTACTGCTGTTGAAAAACCATCTGTTCCCACTAAAGTAACTCCAGCAAAACCTGGAATGTCTTCTCCTGCAAATGCAACAACAGCACAAAAAATTTCTGGTGGAATGAAAGTATATGATGCACAAAGAAAAGCAGGAGATTTAAAAGGTGCTGCAGAAACTGGAAAAAATATTAGTTCACTAAAATTTGGCAGTCCAGAAGAAAGAAAAGCAAAAACTATTGGAACTAGAAATCCTTTAATGGATAAAACTTTTGGTTATCCAACTGGTAATGCTCCAGACCAAATTGCAAGGGCATCTCAGGGAGTTTCACAAGCAACATCAAATGCTGCATTTGCTAGAAGTAGTGAAACTGCAAACAGAATGGGTTTGCAAGTAACTGCTAGAAATCTTGCTGGTATAAATAATATTAAACCTAAGCCTGAGATGAAAGAACAATCACAAGAATGGCCATCAGCAAAAACTATTAGAGACATTGCAGATGCTTATGCTTCAATCTACGAAGCAAAGAAAAACGATGGTAACCTTGCAAACAATTATCCTCCATATGATAAAGTAACCCGTGGAGATGTTATTGCTGGTCGTCTAGGAAAAGACGAAATGGGTGGAAAGAAAAAGTCAACTAAGAAAGAAGATTTTGAATTTTGGATTAATAATCTTCTAGATGAAGGTTATGACCTAAGTGATTATACTTGGGATGATATGTATGAGATTTATGAGCAACAACTTGATGAAGCAACCAGAATGAGAAAGGAACTCGGTAAGGAAGGTGAAACCAGAGTTCGTGGAGAACTTGCTGCACGTTCAAGAGCATATCAACGTTCTGGTAGTATAGATAGAACCATTGCTGGAGCAGAAGCAGCAGCAGATAGAATTACTCCAAGAGGACGTAATGAAAGTCCAGGTGAGTATAAACAGAGAATGCAAAAACGTTCTAGAACTTTAAGAGGACTTGCAGCATCGAGAAGAGGTTCGGTAAGAGATAAACCTAGAGCAGGCATGAGAGGGTATGCTGCTAAGGTAGAAGGTCCAGATAAGGAGTTACAGACAGCAAGACAAAAAGCAATGTCTGCAGGAACTCTAACTCCAAAAGAGAAGAAAGAATTAGGTGAAGAGTATCAAATTTATGAGATTGTAGCATCATATCTTCTAGAAAACAACTTTGCAGAAACAATTAATGACGCAAATGTGATTATTGAAAATATGAGTGAAGTTTGGTTAGAAGAAATCTTAAATAATAATTGATAAAACTCACATATACCTCACCCCTTGACAGGGGTGTTTTTTTATGACTATAATGACTCTGTGGAGTTTGAAGATTATTTGTACCCATAAATACCTTGAATATTCTTAGGACCCCATAATGAGTTATGAAAATCCTTGGATATATCAAGGAGAGGTATTTGATACTCCTGATATTCAAGATTATTTTGGATTTGTTTATTTAATAGAATCTAAAGAGACTCAAAGAAAATATTTGGGTAGGAAGTATTTTTGGTTTTTTAGAACTCCAAAAGGGAAAAAGAGAAAAGTAAAACAAGAAAGTGATTGGAAAAAATATTATGGCTCTTGTCCTGAGTTAAAAGAAGATGTGAAAAAATATGGAAAAGATAAGTTTACAAGAACAATATTATCTCTTCATTATACTTTAGGAAAAACAAATTATGAAGAAACACGTCAGTTGTTTTTAAATAATGTTTTAACAGAGTCTCTTGACAGTGGGACTCCTGCGTACTACAATTCAAACATTTTAAATCGTTATTTTAAAAAAGATTATTATAATATATAATATTATAATGCTAATATTCTATAATGAAAGAAATTTATCACATACATCATATTGTTCCAAGGTATATGGGTGGAACTAATGAACCCAGAAATCTTATAAAACTTCCTTTATGGGCACATATAGAAGTTCATAAAAGATTGTTTGAAGTGTATGGCAATATTGAGGACAATATTGCATATAGAATGCTTTCTGGAAAAACTGAAGAAGTAGAAAAATTGAGAATAGAACTTTCTAAAAAAAATTTTCAAAAATGGTTAAAAGAAAAACCTGAAGAAGTTAAAGAATGGAAAGAAAAAAATAATAAAAATCGTAAAGGAAAACCATCCATTCTTTCTCCAGAACATTACCAAAGACAAGCAGAAAAATTCAGAGGAATTCCAAGAAGTCAAGAAGTTAGAAATAAAATAAGTAGAGCAAAAAAAGGAAAATCGGTTGCACAACCAAATCAAATGAAAACCTATGAAGTTATTAAACCTAATGGAGAAGTTCTGGTTGTTAAGGGATTAAATGAATTTTGTAGAAATGAAGGAATAAATGCGTCAAATCTTTGTGCTGTTGTTAAAGGTAGATTGAAACATCATAAAGGATATGTTGCTAAAATTTTGAATGTGTGATAGAGTATGATCATACTTTCAAGATACTTCAGGAAAGATTACTTTAATGAAACTCCAAATCAAGAAAATGTGCAATAATATAATCAGTGATAGAATTAATCGTATGCATATTTTGTGTGATGAGGGTAACTTTATAGATGCTCAAAGTGTTTATAATGAGATTCGTGATTGGGTAATTCAAAAAGAAAATCTTGAAGTTTTATCTCTAGATTATATCAAAGATTATTTTATTGATTTTGAGTAAAATCTAAATAATCTGATATGATGCAAAAATCCTTTTTTGGATTCCTATTATGAGTAGGTTTTAATATTATGAGATTTTGATCGTGACAATTAGAGCCGTGGAGATTGCCTTCTGAGAAGAAGGTATACCCCTTTCTCTATACGGATGTAGAGTTCAATTAAATTTAATGCAATCAATCTTTACAGTAGCCTTGCCCCTTTTGGCAACGGTTACAACCAGCACGGCATCACTGCCATTCGTCAACTACAAGATGCAAGGACCTCCTCCTCCAGTTGATGTTAAACCATTTTCTGTTATTAAAGAGTTTGATCTTGTAGATGAAAAGAAGACAGCAATCCGAGAGGTTGCTCCCGAAAAACCAAAAGAGAAAAGGTTAATTTGTAAAGGGTGTTCAGAACATGAAAACCTTGCTTTGGATTACTTCCAAGAACAAGGAATTAAAGACAGAAACGCCCTTGCTACTATCATGGGCAATATTAAGCAAGAATCTATGTTCGTGCCTAATGTTTGTGAAGGTGGTAGCATCAGGTCCTATTCGTCCTGCTGGGGTGGATACGGACTGATTCAATGGACATCTGCCAACCGATATTATGGATTGGGTGATTTTGCTAGAAAGAATGGTGGGTCACCATCATCTCTTGAAACGCAACTTCGTTATCTAACGACTGAAGTCCAATGGAAAGAAATTGAGAGTCGTATGAAGACTCCTGGTAAGTCTATCGATCGTTACATGGACTATGCGTATAGTTGGATTGGTTGGGGGCATCATGGTGCTCGTACATCTTATGCTTATGATTATGTAAACAGATTTGTTATGAGTGAAGTTTAAATAAAACATTGACATAATGAGTATTATGTCTTATACTTTCTTTTGTGTGGAGGAAGTGTGTTGGGGGGAATTGCTTCTCCCTTCATTTGCGGGTGTAGCTCACGTTGGTAGAGCATCGGTCTTCCAAACCGAAGGTAGAGGGATCGTCACCCTTCGCCCGCTTATTACAAAATATCAAATAACTTACATCTTTTTCTAATTGCATTATCACTTACTCCAAACATTTTTCCAATTGTAGTCATAGGATATTGTAATATTAAATTTTCCAATTCTTCTTTGGTAATTTCAAATTTTCTTTGTGCTCTTCCATTTATTATAGAGGAGCATTTTTTACATCTATTGTGATTTTTATTAATAAAATTATCACAATCTAGACATTTGTATGTTTTTTTCTTGTGTTTTCCACAATAAGTCTCTGTTTGGGAATGACAGTTGGGACATAAAAATCTTAAGTTTTCTATCCTATTATCATTGTTAATACCATTAATGTGATCTAATTGTAGAGATAAAGTTTTACCCAACCATTCTCCTTTATTTTTACACATATAACATTCATATGATAGTAAATTTTTTTCTAATATTTTATTTTTTAAATTTTTCCTATCAAAAGTAGAATTCTCAACCAAAATATCTTCTAAACTATAAGTTCTTTTTTCAAGCAAAGACTTCATATGTCTTTCTTGATTTTTCTTTCTATTTTGTTCTAAAATAGAAATATCAAAACCTTCTTCTTTGATTCTATGATTAAGTGTTTTATGATTTCCATTGTAAGGATCTAAACCAACCTTAATTAAAATATCTACAAAAGAATTTGATGTATTTAATAATTCTTGAAATTGATCTGCTGGGATATTCCAAATCGGACTTGTTCTTTTTCTCTTCTTCATACTCTAACCCTTAACTACTATCTACCATTATTTATACATTACCATTATCATAAAAAGTTCGGTTAACCACTCTCTTGACATAATCCCAAAGGTCATGCTAAAATAAATAAAACAAGTGATGAAACCTCAAATACTCGTTGAGTCACTGAATTACGGAGTTAGTCGAAACTCCTTACATCCGCAGGTATTATTCTGCGAGAAACTATAGAGGTACTATTATGTTTAAATCCGCATTCGCAGCTGTTGCTGCTACTCCTTTCCTTGCTTCGGCTGCATTTGCTGGCCCTTATGTTGAGAGCAAGACCACCGCTGCTGCTGTTGATGGTGATTATAAGGGTGCTCAAACCGAACTTCGTGTTGGTTATGAGCAAAAGACCAAAGGTGGTACGACTATCTTTGGTGAAATTGGTCCTGGTTATGAGTGGAATACTGGAAAAACCAAAAATCAAGGCGTTGCCGTTGGTGAAGTTGGTGTGAACTTCCCTATTGCTAACAATCTGACTGGTAAAGTCAAGGTTGCTGGTGAGTATGGTTTTAATTCCGAAGTCTTTGCTCTTGGTGGTGAAGTGAAAGTTCGTTACGCTTTTTGATAAAAAACTCATAAGTTGAGTAGAGGCACCTCTTCATGAGGTGCTTTTTTATTGTATAATAAATAAGTAAAATATTTGAAAAATTATAGAATATGGAAAATATAAAAATTAGATGTCGTTCTTGTGGAAAAGAATTAGAGGGACATCCGACTAAAACTATAACTTGTGGTTGTTCAAATATGGCAACTATTCGTGGTGGAGTCATATCTGCATTGGATTTAAGTAATGTTATAATGTTAAATTCTATTAATAAAAAAGAAAAAACAGGTGTCCTTACATCTGAAGATATTGCTTGGCAAGAAGCACGTCGGCAAAGAAAAGTAAAAAAATTAGATTTTGATGTCCGTTAATTGTGTCTTCATATCAACACACAGTTGACAGTTTGAAAGTACTCACTAGCATAACTAGTAGTATTCAATCTAAACCATATGGATCAGCACACTTACGATAATTGGTGTAAGATCAAGGCAACTTTTGAGGAATCTGGTAATACAGATAATATGTTTTATAAAAGAGCTGTAGAAATTGTAAAAACACGCAGAGATCCTCTTGCAAAGTTTCTTGGTGATGAAAAATGATGGAACCTTTTGATGATGATTATGTAACTCGTACAGAAGTTCAGGAGATGATTAATGCAGCAATACGACAACACAACCGTAATGCTTCTATCATTAGTATGTGCGTTGGTTGGGTGGTTCTTGCTTTATTTGCTGAGGGACTTTTGAGACTTGTAGGAGTGATTCCGCCACTACTTCCTTTTCTTAAAATTACATTGAACTAATGGTATCAATTACAGAAGAAGATTTAAAAGAATTACAAAAAATAGTTTTACAGCAGAAGATAGACGAATTATTTGAAGAACCATCTACTTACGAGGATGAAGAAGATGAGTAGTACAATCTTTAAAGCAATTTGTATTTTTGGTCTCATAGCAATTTTTATAAATTGGGGACTTCACAATGCCTATCCACAATAAGAAAAGGTATCATTTTGCGATGTCTGCATTTGTAAGAATGCACGGACGTGGTGTGAATTATAATCATGATATCAAGCAATTTTGTATAGAATGGTCTGAGTGGGATGTGAATGCCCCTCTGTCAGGACTAAATGAGGTAGACCAATACTTCTACTATGAATATAAAAACTGGAGAGGTAGATGATTTTTCATATTGTAGAAACACTTGCTTCAAGTCCAATATGGTTAGGACTTTGTGGAGGGGGGTTGATTATTCCCCCAATTATTGGTATAATGTTAATTCATAGGTCATCTAAAAATAATAATTAATTATTTTGTAATCATAAATGAAAATTGCACTTATTACTGGAATTACTGGGCAAGATGGTTCCTATCTTGCGGAATTACTTTTGGAAAAAGGATATGAAGTTCATGGTATTATTCGGAGGTCTTCTCTTATTAATACTTATAGAATTGATCATATTTACAACCGCATTAAACTACATTACGGAGATCTCACCGACTCTACTAACTTAGTGAGGGTGATTCAACAGGTACAACCTGATGAAATTTACAATCTTGGTGCTCAGAGTCATGTCAAAGTATCCTTTGAGATGCCTGAATATACTGGTATGGTTGATGGTCTGGGAACTTTACGTGTTCTTGAGGCAGTGCGTCTATTGGGCATGGAGAATAAAGTTCGTATTTATCAAGCATCAACTTCTGAAATGTTTGGATTGGTGCAAGAAATTCCTCAAAAGGAGACCACTCCATTTTATCCCCGTTCTCCTTATGGATGTGCAAAGGTCTATGGTTATTGGGTTACAAAAAATTATCGTGAAGCATATGGACTTTATGCTTGCACAGGGATTCTTTTTAATCATGAATCTCCTCGTCGTGGTGAAACGTTTGTTACCAGGAAAATAACTCGTGGACTCTCTCGTATTTCAGTTGGTATGCAAGATTGTTTATATCTTGGAAATTTAAATGCAAAAAGAGATTGGGGTCATGCTAAAGACTTTGTAAGAGCAATGTGGATGATGCTTCAGCAAGATAAACCAGAAGATTATGTAATTGCTACTGGAAAACAATATTCAGTAAAGGAGTTTGTAAATGCTGCTGGGCCTTATTTTGGTCTTCATGTTGAATGGGAGGGTGAAGGATTGGATGAAATTGGAATTGAAAAATTTAGTAGAAAACCAATTATTAAAGTGGATCCCAAATATTTTAGACCAACAGAAGTTGAATCTCTTCTTGGTGATGCGTCAAAAGCAAAAAATGAATTGGGTTGGGAACCAAAGATTTCTTTTGAACAATTAGTTGAGGATATGTGTATACATGGACAATGATTCTAGAGTATTAGTTGCTGGTGCCAATGGCATGGTTGGATCGGCAATTGTGAGAAACCTTAAAAGTAAAGGTTATACGACGATTATGGAAGCAACTCGTCGTACTGTAGATTTTACAGATCAAGAAGCAACTGATGCTTTTTTTAGACTTCAAAAACCAGAATATGTGTTTGTTGCTGCTGCCAAGGTTGGTGGCATTATGGCAAACAATAACTATAAGGCAGATTTCTTAACTCAAAATATTCGCATTCAGACGAATATTATTGAATCTGCTAATCGTTGGAATGCCAAAAAACTTTTATTTCTTGGTTCCTCCTGCATCTATCCGAAGTTTGCTACTCAACCGATTAAAGAAAAAGAGTTGATGACTGGTGCCTTAGAACCAACAAATGATGCCTATGCAATTGCTAAGATTGCTGGTATTATGATGTGCCAAGCATACCGTCAACAGCATGGGTTTAATGCTATTTCATTGATGCCCACAAACCTTTATGGTACTAATGATAACTTTGATTTGGAGACCTCTCACGTTCTTCCAGCAATGATTGCTAAGTTTCATAAGGCAAAGGAAGATGGATATATTATAGATCCAGGAGGTCCTTGGTATGGACCATCTGTAAAACTTTGGGGTGATGGTTCTGCAATGCGTGAGTTTTTGCACGTTGATGATCTTGCAGAAGCATGTTATGTCTGTATGCAGAAATATAATGAAGCAGAGCATATCAATGTAGGAACTGGCGAAGATGTTAGGATATGGGAACTTGCAAATATTATTTCTGATGTAGTTGGTTTTTCTGGGGAAATTTTATGGGACTTCACTAAACCAAATGGAACTCCTAGAAAAGTATTAAATGTAGATAAAATTAAATCTTTAGGTTGGAAACCTAGTATAAATCTTAGAGAAGGAATTGAAAACACATATCAATGGTATCTTGAAAATGTCATCTCATAATTTTCCAAACATTTATTGTGCAAGTTTAAAAGAAAGCACCGAAAGACAAGAAAATATAAGAAAACAATTTTTAGAAAATAATATTCAATCATTTCAATTTCTTTTATCAGAAAGATTTGAAAATACTAATGACATAATTGAAGGTGAAAAGACGTTTTATCTTGATCATGGAACAAAGGGAGCAATAACGTCTCATCTTAGAATGATTAAACATTGGTATTATAATACCAATGAATCTTATGGATTTTTTTGTGAAGATGATTTAAGTTTAGAAACTATTCAATATTGGAATTTTACTTGGGATGAGTTTATTGAAAGTTTGCCAAAAGATTGGGATTGTATTCAATTGATGTGTGCAAGTGAAAATGCTGGAAACGTAAGACTTAGAAAGAGAAATTGGGATGATTTTTCTGTTGGTGCTTATATCTTGACGAGAAAATTTGCAAAAGTTTTAATTGACACTTTTATTAAAGATGATAAATTTTTACTTGAATTTCCAGACCATCCTGATTGGGTTCCTCTAGCAGAACATTTAATTTATTATACCCCCAAAAGTGTTATAGATAGTGTAGAATTAAAATATAATGTTTTTGTGCTTCCTTTATTCATAGAAGAAATAAAATTTACTACTACGTTTTTTGATAGAAAATCAAAATATTGGGGAGAAGACACAGGAGTTTATAAAGAAACTCATAAAGGACATCATATTGATTCTTACCATAAAGTTTTAGATTGGTGGAAAACAATTGGTAAAACTTTAACTATTCAAGAAATTATGAATTTATGAAATTTTTAACATTTTTAAACAGTGGATGTATTGAAATATGTAAAAATATGTTAATTTCTGCCGAGAGGGTGGGAATTAATATGGACGATTTTTATATTGCTTGCTTGGATGATAATTCTTATCAGCAACTTAAGGAATATAAAAATTGTTTTTTATATTTGAATCAATCTATTTCGGAATACCAAGACTGGACATTTGATGAAAATAGTGGATTTCGTCAAATCGTAAAAAATAAATGGCAAATTATTAGAAAGGTATATCAAGAAAATAAAGAATTATGTTGGGTTGATACTGACATTGTTTTTGTCAAAAATCCAATTGAATATTTAATTGGACATCAAGAGGTTCTTTTCCAGGGAGACAGTCCTGGATCTACTTTATGTTCTGGATTTATGGTATTTAATGGATCCAAAGAGTGTGAAGAAATCATAAATGAGTGTGCTTCGGCAATTGATGCTGATGATCAAATAATTATTAACGAAATAATGATTAACAAATATCCAAATAATGCTGCAATTTTGAATCGGGACTTGTTTCCAAATGGTTATGCGTATTATACTGAGGGTAAAAAAGAGAATGCTTTAATCGTTCATAATAATTTTATGGTTGGAGTTGAAACTAAAATGCAAAAATTTAAGGAGGAAAAATTATGGTTCTTATGAAGAATGATGCACTGAGACCTGCATCTATTTCTCCAACATATCCTCCTTATCATAAGGGAGGATATCTTGAAGAATATTTTTTTAGAAGATGGAATGAAGAAAATATCCAATCAGATAGAGAATATATTGATGTCTTTTGGACAAATAATTTTTGCAATTCAATGTTTGCTGGACAACAATATGAAAATGTTCAAGATCAATTAAATTCCACTCTTTTATCTGATAAAAAGTATTTTACTGTTTCTCAATTTGATGATGGACCTTTTGAAAAATTTCCAGAAGACACATTAATTTTTTCTGCTGGTGGGAATCGTGAAGGTGATAATATTATTCCAATTCCCTTAATTTGTAGTCAAATCCCAAAAGAGTTGATTCCACAAAAAGAAAAAACAATTTTTGCTTCTTTTGTTGGTTCTAGAGATACTCATCCAATACGTATGGATATGTGTAATCATTTATCTGGAAAGGAAGGATATGAGATTTCTGCTGGAAACTGGTCTACGACAGTCCCTATGGACAACTTTAAGAAGTTTCTGGATATAACCTGCTCTAGTAAATTTGGACTTGCTCCAAGAGGATATGGAAAGCAGAGTTTTAGAATGTATGAAATTCTTCAACTTGGGGCAGTTCCTGTTTATGTTTCCGATGAACATTATCTTCCTTGGTCTGATGAACTGGATTGGAATGATTTTTGTGTTCCAATAAATGAAGATGAAATTGAAGATATTGATGCTATACTAAAATCCATTTCTGATGTAGAATATAATGACTTATTGGAAAATGGTAAAAAAGTTTATGAAGAGTATTTTACCCTTGAAGGTATGTTTAAAAACATTATAAAGAGGATTAAATGATAGAAATTAGTACAATTTATAATAATGTAGAAAAACAAGGTCTTGGAAATAGACTATTTCAATATTGTTGGGCAAGAGAGATAGCAGAAAAAAAAGGATTTTATTTTAAGGCAAATCCAATTTCTGGATTTCCAGAAACATATAAAGATATTTCTGGAATAAAATTTTATGAAAATGAATTATCAACACCAGAAGCAACACAAATTTTTGATATGAATGGAATATACAACCATTTAGGAAAAATTATTGTGTGTGGTTATTCTCAAAGATATGAATATTATATTAATAATAAAAAAAATATTAAAAATTGGTTGAGAATTGAAGATGAAGATTCATACGAATTTCCAGGTGAAGATGATATTGTAGTGAGTACTAGATTGGGTGATTATGTAAATTTGGGTTGGGATTTACCAATTGAATATTATGAAGAAATGTTAAAAAATGAAAAATATAAAAATGCTTATATTTTATGTGATGAACCACAAAACCCAAAGTTAAATAAATTAGTTTCTATGGGATGTATTGTCAAAGACAATATGCATTATGGAGATAAAAAATATATTGCAGACTTTGTTTTTGCTAAAAATGCAAAAAAATTAATCATTGCAAATAGCACGTTTAGTTGGTGGGCAGCATTTCTTGGAGAATCAAAAGTATATTATCCTTGTATAAAGTTCCCATGGATTCCAAATCCTGGAAAAAATGATGTTGATCTTATGGTATCTGATGAAGACAGATATAATTTTGTTTATTGGGAATAAAAAATGAATTTAAATAAAATTTATATTTGTCATTGGAAAAGATTGACCGATAGGAAAGAAGAATTATTAAAAAACTTGAAAGATCAAAATATAAAAAATTATACATTTATTGAAGATTATGACAAAGACAATTGGGATATTTTAGAATTAAAAAATAAATTTCCGCATGTTTTTGGGAAAACACCTTCTGGGAGAATTTTAAATCATTCTGAAATATCTTTATTGCTAAAACACTATCATATTATATTAGACTTATATAATAGTGATAATTCCCATGCTTTAGTTTTAGAGGATGATGTTGTTTTTTGTGATAATTTTTTAGATGAGTTAGAAAATTGCTTTGTTGATTTGCCGGATGATTGGGATTTGGTTTGGGTTGGAACTTGTTGTGATTTGCATAGCAAATATGTTTCAGGTAAAAAAATATATCCAGAAAAATCATCAAGATGTACTCACGCATATATGATTAGTAAAAAATGTTCAGAAAAGATTATTAATCATTTAGATGAGATTACTGAAGCAATAGATCATACTTACAATTTTTTTATACAAAAATTAAATTTAAATAATTATTGGTTAGAACCACCTTTAGCAATACAAAATTCAAATTATAAAACTACAATACAAATTGATAAATGAATATTTCTTTTCTTGATTTTTGGCAATATCCAGTTTCATTTCAACCAAACAATAATTTTTTATATTATCTATTATGTGAATCTTTTGAAAATATACAAGTAGTTGAACCAGAGGATGCAGATTTAATTATATTTTCTTGTTTTGGTAATGATCATACTAGGTTTAAGCATTGTAAAAAAATATTTTATACTGGAGAAAATATTAGACCATCAAGTAAAAACTGCGATTATTCTATATCTTTTGATTTTGATAATTATAATGGACAAAATATTAGAATACCTTTATGGATGATGTATATTGATTGGTTTAATAAAAAAACGTATGGAAATCCAGAGTATTTAATACCAGAAAATTATTTGTATGGCGAAAATGAGTTTTCATTAAAACCTAAAAATAAATTTTGTTCAATTGTTTTTAGTGCTTTTTATGAAATTAGAACTAAAGCAATAGAAAAATTATCAAAATATAAACCTGTGGATGTTTATGGTAAATATGGATTTCCTATTAAATATGGAGAAAAAAATAAGTTAGATACAATATCTCAATATAAATTTTCTTTATGTTTTGAAAATTCAATTTATCCTGGATACTTTACAGAAAAATTACTTCATGCTAAAATAACAGGAACAATTCCTTTGTATTGTTCTGATTTGTCTTTTGATTGTGATTTTAATCCAAAGTGTTGTATAAATCTTGAAGAAGTTGGATTGAATGTATTGTATGATAATGTTGTTGAACTTGATAACAACAAAAGATTATATAAAGAAATTTTAGAAGAACCATTGTTTCTTAAAAAAATTTCTTTAGATCCAATTATAAGTAATATAAAAAAAACAATCAATATTTAAATAAAAAAGGGAAATTAATTAAAAATGACTAATATTATTCATAAATGGATTTTAAAAAATTTATCACAAACTCCCACCATAATTGAGGCTGGAGTTTGTGATGGATTAGATACTGAATTTTTCGCCAAATCATTTCCTAATGGAAAAATATATGGATTTGAACCAATCCCCGAATTATTTCAACAATCTTTAGATAGAAATAAAAATTATTCAAATGTTAATTTAGAACAATTAGCATTGGGAGAAATAACAGAAGAAAAGGATTTTTATATTAGTGATAGATTTGGAAAAAAATGGGGTTCGTCTTCAATTTTAAAACCAAAAAAACACATAGATGTTCATACAGAAATTACATTCAATTCAAAATCAACGTTAAAAGTTGTAAATTTAGATGAGTGGTGCTTAGATGCAGGAATTGATCTTGTAGAACTTATGTGGTTAGATATGCAAGGTTTGGAGCCAATTGTAATTAAGAATTCTCCAAATATTGTATC